ATATTTGCGCCGAGTGTAACACCATAACCATTGGTTATTGTGTTTGTATTAGTAGATAATATCTCCATACGGCCACTTGATATATCTGGTAGATAAATCCAACCTTCTATTGTACAATCTGTAGAACCGTCACTTAAAAATTTCCAGTCAGCGGCAGACCCGACTGTCATATAATCATTGGAGCCATCGAAATACACAGAACCACCATGCAATGATTTGCTATAAGGCGGTGAGTAATCATATGAGCCGAATAATTCTGTTTTAGGATCGCCGCCAACAGTAAAATCATTAGGAATATAACTGTCAGTGAATCCGCTAAACACATTTGAAGTTTCCGGTGATGTAGGTTCAGTTGGAATACTTATTGTTGCAACATCGCCGTAAAGTGCTTCCTTACTAATTTTTACATCATGCATATAGCCTTGGAAGTAATTACCTAATGTACTAAAATTACCTGCATCTGCTTCTGTTCCAAATGCAAAATGATTATTAGCAAACGACATTGCACCAGAAACGGAAACTCTATTTACCCTCGTTCCATCTAACCAACAAGAAAGATAGTTTCCTGAACTTCGATCATATTCTACTACTAAATGATGCCAAGTATTAGCAGTAAGTGAAAATGTCATTTTTACCGAACTAAGCCATAAGATGTCATTATTCATCAATAGAAAATCATTTGCACCCGTTGCAGTAGAATTTGAGCTTATTATGCAATTGTCTTCTCCTGGTGTTTCGTCATAAACCCACAACTCCATAGTAAAGCTATCACTAAGATTATCTCCTGTATTATCTAAGTCATCAGCAATTGTGTCATCACGCAGATAATCTCCAGACCCATCAAAGTATGTACTATAGCCACCAGAACGATATGGACTGAATGTATTCAGTTGTGGGTCACCATTTGCTGTAATCGTGTAAGCATTTGAAGATGAGTCTGCGAAACTGTTATTAACACCTGCAGCACCATCTGTTGTGATGTGTATTGAAGTTTCACTAGAACCAGAAACAACTGTTGGTGTTGAAGTTGATTGTTCACCGCCATTTTCTCCACCAGTTTCTTCATTTGCGCTTGGTGGAGTCCATACTTCAGAACCTTCTGTTATAGTATTACCCATACCCTGCCCATGTACAGTGCAGTAGTAAGATAAACCTGTAATATCTTCATTGCCTACAATTATATGTACATAAGAGTTTACAGTACCGATAGTTCCGTGTGCGGTTACACCAGTTGTATATTCTGTAGCGCCGCCATCTAGTGAAAATCTTAATGGGTGTCCAACATTGGATGGATCAACTTGACTAAAAATATAAGAACCAGGTTTTACTATAGTAAGTTCTGGAGACTCAACTCCATTGATATAAAACGCATTTCCGCCACCTGTTTTAGGACCAACTGTAACTTGAAATATTGTACCACTGACAGCTGCAGCAGGAGGTGTAATTGATGCTTCAGCTTGCGAATCAGTTATACCTGCTTGTCTTCTTGTTTCCTTGATTGCCTGTCCTATAGGAACAGCGTTTTCTGTTAATAAACCATAATCTTCATTAACAACAACATTTGAGCCATCACCTGATACATACCCTAAGTCAATTGATCCACGAGTAGCCCCACGTGAACCTTTTCGATTAGATTTTTCTGCTCCGCGGCCTCGTCTGTGGCCTGCGCCTTTTGTAGGTAAGTCGGATCTGCCTTCGTAAACATGGCCTCTATCAAGTAACTCTGTAACCGCAATTGTCTTTTTGACTCTTAACTTTTTAAAGTTTGCGGATAAACCACCACTAATATTCAAGCCTTTATATTTACCCATCTGGCGTCTCCCTACTAATTTAATTACATATTTGAAATATTATTTTTAAATTCTTCAAATGATTCTGATTCTGACAATAATTCTTTCAATGTTGAAACTAGAATAACAGGCTCACCTGCAAATTTAAAAATACCATCAGTTGTTGAAATATTACCACCATCAGTATGAATAGTAGCAGTTGACATATACAGGTCTCTGATTTTATTTTCTGGTTCACCAATGTCATATAGTGTATTTCCGTTCGGTATTAGATGACCAGCTGGTTTTATTTCCCAACGTAATACATTATCTGTTGTAAATCCTATTGTACCTTCTATACCAGTATCAGATGTTGATACTATTGTGTCGCCAGTACCAATAGAAGTTGTACCCGCTGCCGCACTTACTTGGATCCATTGTCCTGTACCGTTTGAGTCGACATAATAAACATACAAGTCTAAATTTGTACTATCTAACCAAAAGTCACCAGAGTCTGGACTACTAGGAGCTGTATCCGAACTGATTACTGTTTCACCTGTTGAAACGCCACCACTCACTTGTACCCACTGTGAACTATTTCCGTCATTATAGTAAATAAATAGACCTAGTGTAGATGAATTGTACCAAAAATCGCCGTTTGACGGACTTGTTGGTGCTGTATCTGAAACTGTTGTAGAAGCACCGCCTGGTGTTGAACTACCACCACTGCTTGGAGCACCTGAAATGTCAGAATAAAGAGCAATCTGATGACCGCCTGGTGTTGTACCGTCGTGTACAATAAGTGTGTTTTTATCGGTATCTACTGTTACTTCACCTACTTCGCCGGTGAATGCACTATGTTCAAGCGTAGTACCTCGTCTAAACTGAATTGCATATGCTGCCATGTATCTCTCCTAAAAAATACTTTAATTTATTAAATGTATTTATCAATTATGTGTTATGTATAAACTTATCTTAAAACTTATGCGGCGTTACCTGCAATCTGTCCGTTACCTGGTCTACCCTCAGTGAATATCCCAATTAAGTCTCCCCAATCAGAAGCAGTACCCGAAGTTCCTATATTAACATATTCAATTGTTCTTGTGTCAGTTGAAGATGATCTTTGTCCTCCTGCGAATGCTGCCAATGTTCCATTGCTAGAAGTACACATGTTATTTTTTGTTTCAGATAGTGTCCCAAATGACCCTGCCTGTCCTAGCGTATCTATAGCAACATAATCAATTGCATTTGTTCTTTGATGAGCCCATGTACTACCTTTGTTACCACCTGCGTAAAGTCCGTATGTTTCATTAGATGCACCTACTCTATCCCAGTGCGTAGTAACTACTAGGTCGCCCCAATCTTCTGCTATTGTTGCTGTTAAATTATTAAAGTACGAAATTTGTGTCCTAGTAGTTGTTAACCCATTAATCAGCGTTTTGTTTGCGTTAGAAATTCCATAGCCAAAGTTAGTTGAAGATGTGGCACTTATAAACTGTGTTGCTGTTCCGCTAGTACCAATAGTAATATGTTCTAACTGAACACCGCCTCCATCGGCGCCGCCTGATCCATAAAACATAGTAGTTCCATCGGATGATCCCCAAGTATAACCAATATTACGAGTCGTTAATCCAAAGCTACTAGCAGCCCCCGGTGTGGCAATTGCAAAATAATCAATATCATCTAGTGCCTGATTATAACCTGCAACAGCAACTCCGTATGTTCCGTTTGATCCAGTTGCTGGAAATCTTCTAATAGATGTTAAATTACCAAAAGTAGTAGATGTTGCTGATGGAGTTGGTATATTAAAGTATTCAATTGCTGTTCCACCACTACCAAATACTGCTATTCCCCTGTCACCATACCAACTAGTTGGACTTGGTAGTTCTAATGTAGTAGGGGATGTTGCCGTACCAGCAAAGACATCTGTTACAGTTGTGCCTATTGATCCATCATTTTGAACATAGTAATCTGCGTCAACTACCAAACCACTTAATCCGGTGACCACTCCGCCCCCTGTGATAACTTGGCCTAATGCACCATCATAGGAAAACTCTGAACCAGCAAATCCAATATAATTATCTGCGGTTAAGTTAGTTGTTGATATATCACCAACTGTATACAAGTGTAATTTAGGACCATCCGGATGATTAGTATGAGATACGGCAACTATGGCACTACCATCTCCATTATCGCCTATACCAACACTTGCGGTACCCATTGTGTTTGCCATACCAAAATTTGTACCAGGATATGTGGTATCGCCATCCGGACTTTCTAATGTAGCTAAATGATTACCTGTTGTAATATCAAACACATAAACATATCCTCGATTATAAGTACTAACTACAATATAATTTCCAGAAATTTGGGCGCCCCAACCAAATTCAGGAATGCCATTAGGAACTGTTATAGTCCTAATAAGATTAAGTGTTGAAACATCGTATACTGCAACTTGACTTGGGTATGCATAGGTACTAAGAGTTAGATATGTTTCATCACAATCTAAGAATTGACCACTACCACCAGCTGAAATCGTAGCTATACTACTATCACTGCTATGACTGAATACATGTATATCATGGCCAGGATGGGTAATAAAAACCTTTGTTGAATTCATTGCTACTGATCTACCAAAATGATACTCAGTGCCGCCAGTAGGATGATTTGCGGTAGTGCTTGTACTTACATAATCTCTAATTAATGATCCGTTAACACAATTATACATACGTGCCCCATAACCATCTTTTTCTTGATATGAACCGATTACGACTTTATCGCCAAGTAAAGACACTGAGTTTGAGTACATGGGGTTATTGTTGTTGCTTGAACTTGGTCTAGATAATGTATGTCTCAGAGAACCATCTGACATATTAAAGAGATACGCTTTGTCGGCATCTCTGTCTGTTACAGCTATATAATCATCATTTACATCAACTCCCCAACCAAACAGGTATGATGATCCTGAAGGACCAGTAATTTCATGTACTAATTCGCCACTTTTATTGAATACATAAACTTTTCCAGGACTTGTCATCCTTGTCCCTACGATAATATAATCACCTCTTACTTTGACTGCCCTCATTTGACCGTTTTTAGATATTGACATATCAAGCGAAGATCCAGTTACGATTCCACCAGTAACAGCAGAAACAGTACCATCTTCATTAAGAATTAGTGGAGTACCGGCTGGGATAATACCAGTTGAATTGTAAAGTGATACTGAACCGGGCATTGCTGCAGCAGGAGCTACCGCAGTTTCTTCTTCTGCGATAGAGGCTGCGAGACCTAGGCTTCTACGTGTTTCAAATACAGCCGACGCCAATGATGTGGTATTTTCTACTACAGTACCATAATCATGTTCTTGTACGATATTAGAATCTGCCCCAGTAATAAAACCATAATCCACGCTTTCTCTTGTAGCACCACGTGCACCACGTCTTTGATTATTATTACGGCCACGTCTATGACCAGCACCTTTTGTTGTAAGATCGCTAGGTGTACCTGTAATAGCTCCTCTATCTGAAATTTCCATTTCATCAATAGTCTTTTTTACTTTAATTTTTCTAAAGTTAGCTCTTAAACCACCTGATAAATTTAGACCTCTATATGTACCCATTAAAGTCTCCCAATGCTTTAGTATTTACTGTATTTATCAAAAAAGCCGCTATCTTTAAGACAGCGGCTTGTTTTTAAGATTTTTAATTTTATTTGTTAAGATGCATTGCCTGTCGCTGCACCTACACCCATTCTAGCCGCTGACAATGTACCAATATTAGATGCTGTACCGCCAGTCTCAATTGAGGCAACACCTATAGAATTAACATAATTGTTACCATAGCCGCCTGAATGAACAACTTTGTCCGAAGAACATGATAATCCAGGATACTGTACTGCGTTAGATAAATTACCAAGAGTTGTAGCATTATTAGAAGGGTTTGCCAACGTCATAACTGACATGGTACTTACCGCACTATTTAAAGAGTTACTATAACCGCCTGCCCAAACTCCTTTAGTAGAATTTGATGCTGCGCCATTAGCTTGTGCCCCATATGATAATGTGCCGCCTGCTGTAGCGGTGCCGCCGTTAGCTATAGTAAGATATTCTGTAGTATTAATAGCGTAAGGCCCACCATCATAATTACCACCGCCCAATACAAAATAAGTAGCATCAGCACAACCTGCGCCAGTAGATCGCCCTACAGACAAATCGCCCAAACTACTTGAATTACCAGATGTGCCTCCTAGTGCAATCCAGTCCATACCTGTTAAATATGAGCCTAGTAGACCATATTGATGTGCGTAAATTCCCGTCACACCATTAGAGCCTGCTGCACCCATTGCAAAGAATCCAGTCAGATCTCCATATTGAGATGAATTTGCTGTAGAAGAAAATGCTTTATATTCTATTAGTTTACTATGTCCAAATGCATCAGTCTGTCCACCAATGGTATAATAATTCTGGCTATCAGAGATAGAAGAGTTAAATACTTTTGCTTCCAGCATATTACCCATTCCTGTAGCACTTCCACCTGTAGCAATTTCAATGTATTCTATGGATGAATATTTAGATGATGTACGCCCACCAGAAGCGACATAACGATCACCATACCATGTACTACTGTTAGATGTTGGTAGATTTCCAGAACTTTGTCCAGCAGAACCAGATGTACCACCGTGTACACCAAATGTACCACCACCACAAAGCAACCACGCCATATCACTTGAACTACTAAATGTACCCCAACCATTTGATACAAAACTATTTGGTAACTCTTCTGACAGAACATATGTTCCATTCTCATCCCTTGTGTATATAAGCATACTGTTGGTTTTCTTAATGAATAACTGCGATCCATCACTGTTAAATAAAATACTACCTGCCTGTCTTAAAACATCTGACGGATTTTCATCATTTGCTGCTAATTGCTGTGAAAATGAGTATGTTTTGGTAGATGAATCCCATACATAAATGAATACAGCACCCGCTACACCTTGAGCATACTGATACTGCCAGGTTGGATCAAGTACAGCACAATTTGAACCGTCACCAGCCATTGCTACACCTTTACCGAATGCGTTTACAGTTCCGCTATTAGCTGCTAATAAACCTGAGTATGTTTGTCCTGTTTCTAAATCATAGTATGCGTATGCTGCTTTACCAAAACTATTCCAAGTTGGATACCCCATTATAAAATGCCCACTAGTTGACATATCAGTAGGTGACCATTGTGAAGCTCCGCTCATAGAACCACGGCTTCCATAAATTGGCATTTGTATCTTATCGGTATATTGATACGCACCGTTTTCATCTTGTCTGTACACAATAGCCCAGTTTTCATATCCTGATGATGAGTTTATATACTTTGTATGATGTATCATTATAAGTGTACCATCAGGTGACATATCTAAACCATTATATCCAGTAGATTTATCAAAGCGTTGGTTATTCATGCCTGCATCTGAATAATGCTGATGACTTGCTGTAAGTTCATATAGACCTGATGTTTCGTTTTTGTCGTAAACATAAAACTTACCTGGATTATAACCTGAAACCCCGCCTGTTCTCATAGTAACCATTCTATTACCATCGTCTGTAACTCTTACAGTCGCACCGAATCTCCACTTGAAACTGTTATTTGCTCCTTCCAGTGGAGGATGAATAGTCTGTAAAACTGACCAGTTTCCGCCACTATCTTTTGTATAAATTTCAAGTCCACCAGACTCTTCGTTTGGAGACATTTCATATGGGAAACCTTGGAAAACTGTATTACCGTCAAGTGTTATAGCAGATGTATACGGGCCTGAAGAGAATGTACCACTTTTTGCACCTAATGTGTAAGTGGAGCCTTCATATGAATAATTAACTACAGGTGCTTGAACTTGAATTGATGTTGTACTTACAGCCGGACCTGCGGCGACATCAGATGGGGTTAAACTAATAGAACCATCATTCTGTACATAATATGTTTCACCCACAGTTAGTCCAGTAAAACCATCAACAATACCACCAAAAGAAATAACCTTACCAAGAGATGCACCTGAGAAACCATCTTTTGCGAAACCAATAAAGTTTGAATCTGTTAGGTTTGTCGAGCCTGCTCCAGGTCCAACTTGATACAAGTACATTCTTGATAAATTTTCATTATTTGGTCCAACCGAAGCAGATTTTTCACCAGCCACAATAAGTGACCCACCTGTTCCTAAACTTATACTATATCCAAATCTTTCGCTTGTCATATTACCTTGTCTTGCATCAATAGTATCAATAACATTTCCACTATTAGATAAATCTGCTACTAAAACTTGTCCCTGATTTGAATAGGTGGGATCATCATAAGCAACATTTGATATATATGCGTATGATTCATCATACAAAACTACATTGATATAATCTCCGCCGGCGTATGATCCTCCAAAGAATTGTTTGCTCCAAATAGGCGTATAAATTCCACTTGCTGCTTGACTTATATCTACAGCGTGTAAAGTTAAAGTGTCGGTTGTATAATAGTAGTATGTGTCACCCTGTAAACTAGTGAAACTTCCGCCCGGATATGCTTGGAACGCTACTGTTCTTCTATTAATAGGAGTATTGCTCCACCCAGATGAAAAATCATATACTGCTGAATGGTGACCATTGTTAATTTGACCCCATTCTACTACCATTTTTTGTGCTGTAAAGTCAACAGCTATAGAATTTCCGAAATTCCACCAAATTGAAGTAGTTGGTCTATCTGTAGTATTATCTGGAATTGGATTAGTTAGTTTAATAATTGGTGTAGACCAATTAGCAGGGTCACCCGAAATATCGTATACATATATTGCGCCCTCTTGTTCACTAGTATTGGTTGTGCCATCCGGAGAGTCTTCGTGCGGGGCGCTGATTACCATTGTATTGTCATCTAATATAATTTGTTGTTGCGCCCAACTAGTACTACCCGCTGCATTCCAACTTCCACTATCAGGGTAGGCAGCTGATTTATCTATTACTGTAACTAAACTAAAATCTTCTAAAGATATCACATATAGTTCACCTCTACCAAAGTTTGGATCAGTACCAAATTGATTAGTTCCTATATACCCTGCAGAAACGAATGCATAATTGTTATTAATTGCGACAGCATTACCAAAAGCTGCTTGGTTATATTTACTATTTGCGTAAGTTACGCCGCCTGTTGTGGTTCCGCCAAAAGAAACTAACGTGGCATCATTTGGAGAATCTCCATCAACAACGCTGTTCCATGATTTCATAACAGCACCGTCTGAGTTTCTAATAATCCACGCATGTCCGCCTGAATATGTTTTGTTACCATTATCAAGTTCTTCGTAAAGTGAATCCCCTATAACAGTATAAGTACCATTTGTTGCTATCTTGTTCCATGATTCTCCCCAACGATCAGGATAAGATTGATTTTGATAATCAGCATCTACTTCCCATTCCTGTGAGTTAGTATCTGCTGTATATGTATATGGTCCACTGCCACCAGCAGATCCAGCTACTGCAGAAACAGTACCATCTTCATTAAGAATTAGTGGAGTACCAGCTGGGATAATACCAGTTGAGTTATATAGAGAAACACCAGTAGCATAAACTGGTGCAGTGGCAACCGCATTTTGCTCATCAGCAATTGATGCTGCTACACCTAATGCTCTACGTGTTTCCCAAGCTGCTTGGTCATTTGATAGTGTATTTTGGAAGATATAACCATAATCATGAGTACTGATAACATTTGAATCATCACCTGTGATCCAACCCATTGAAATTGATCCACGAGTAGCTCCTTGTGCTGCTCGTCGTTGGGATTTAAGAGCGCCACGTCCACGTCTGTGACCAGCACCTTTTGTAGGTAAGTCTGACGCTGCTTCTGCGATTGTACCTCTATCTTCTAAAGATTCAGTATCAACTGTCTTACGTACTTTAATTTTTCTAAAATTGGCGTTAAGTCCGCCTGTAATATTCAAACCTCTATACTTACCCATAGTAGATATCTCCCAAAAAAAGTTTTAAATCATATTATGTTCTATCCGTATTTATAAAAAAAGCGCCATAATAATTATGACGCTTTAATTCATTTACATATTTTTATATATTATTGTTTATCAAGCATATCCAAAATACGAATGATGCCTTGGTCGAGGTATTTAATAGCACGTTCACGTACTTCTGTGTCCATTGCTTCTTCGTAACCATCTTCGTCTGATAGTGCTTCTAGTTCATTTGATAGTTTTCTAAACGCATCCATGCGTAGTGAATCACGTTCACTATTTGTTGCTTTCTCTGCCGCATCATCAAAATCATTTAAAATATATTGGATCATGTTTTGAACTTGTGCGTTACCGCCTTTTGAGAACATTCCAAAGTCTCTTACTTGGTCACTGAATGATTCATCAACTAAGCCGAACTCTTGTGCGTCTGCCATTAGAGCATCATAGATTTCTTCTTCATTAACTGAATATTCTAGTGGATTATCACCATGTGAAGGTTGTATTTGTTTTCTTTGTTTAGAAATAGAATTAGCTGTTTTCTTTGAAAAATCATCTAAGTCTAGTTCATCGTTTGCTGGTGTTGGTTTGTATTCAACATCTTCTTCTACTCCACCACACCCACAAGGTGCAGCACCGCAACCACAATCTGTAGTTACTGGCGTTACTTCCACTTGTGAACCTGCCAGAGTAAGCAGACGAACTAATTCTTCTGGGTATTCTGTACTTACGTTAGTCGTAGTAATAGACTTACCATTTTTATCTGTTACTGTTAAGTTGTAATGTTTACTCATTTTTCATCTCCAGAAATTACTGAGTCACTAGATTTTTCATCTGTATCCATTTGCTCTGGAGTAGAGTCACGTTCTTCTTTGACACTTAGTTCATTCTCAACTTTTACTTCATCACGTTTGGATAGTGACTTCAAAAAGTTATCTACGAATGTACGTCCATAATTCTTACCATTATCAGATTCATCATCATATTCAGAATCAAGCAGAGCTTCTCTATCTCCATCTTCTTCTGGTTCTTCAGTTGGTTCCCAACCTTCAGGATGAACTGCAATATGTGTAAGATGCATTTCTAATAAGTCTGCTAGTTGTTGACGTAAAATGTCCGCTGATACAGGATATCCAGTAGTGATATCTATTTTTGAAACTTTTGTATTTGTTACTTCCTCAGAAAAGAATAAAGGGTTTTTTGTAATAGGTGTTGTAGATGTCTTAGACATAGAAATAAGGTCATACTTGCCTAGGAAACGTTCAACACGGTTCACATCCTCTTCAGTCATTTCTGCTGCGAATCTAATAGATAGTTTATTTTCTCTTGTAGATTCTGTTAAATATTCTCTAAAACTTTTCATTGGTTTCTCCAATTTATAATCTTATTTATCTGGGTTAGTAATATCTTTAACTTTAGCTATTCTCTTTAGTAGCTCATTTCTATCAATTATTACTGAACCTTCACCTTCCAACTCTTCGTCTTTTGTATTTTTCTTTTCTTCTTTATCTATTTGATGCTCTAATCGTGCTTTTTGCATTTGAAGGTTAATCATTTTAAGTTTTCTATCAACTTTAGAATCTTTTGCTTCCATTGCTGTTTTTAACATTTGATTAGCTGTTTCCATTAGTTTCGCACCTGCGTGTACCTCGACATTCATTCCAAGAGAAAATAACTCTTCAAACGCATTAAGAGCTTTACTATGTATCTCATCCATTTCTCTATCATGTTGATTTAAATCTTGTACCATTGGTAGGGCAGAATCAATCTTATCAATTGTTTCTAATTCTGTATTCAAAATTTCGGTCAATTCTTTCGACACTTCTACTGATGGAGTTTCTTCAACTTCATCATCATCGTTACATATAGGTTTTATGTTGAACGTTTCTTCTAGTTTCTTAGTCATTTCTTTTTCCTCGGCTTTCTTGCTTTAGGCTGTTTAGTATTTTGGTAAATGTCACCTTCATTTAACACTCTAAAACGCATGCCTCTTTTTCTTGCCCAATGTGTTGCTGCTTCCCATTTAGCATAATTTATAGCAACTTGAGCTTGGTCAGTTCGCTTTCTAGCAAACTCTGGTTTTGTTTGTGAACTAGGTTTTATTTCTATAAGTTCAGCATGTTTCTTACCGGTAGCATCTATATATGTTATAACAAAATCTGGAACATACGCCGTAACTTTTCCAGTCATTGGATTCTGATAAGTTATCTTTACAGGTTCACTCGCCCATGCTACAACATTTGGATTGTCGTCACAAAAACACATAAAGGTATATTCCCAGCTACTTCTAAAAGTAGGGGAACCGCCGCCTGCGTACTTTTTTGGATTTTTTATTTCGTATTTACCTTGATGAAATTTTTTCATTTAATAATTGCTCTTGCGACATATTTATTCGGTTCTCTAGTTTGCATTTTTCCTGTAACATAACCGAAACGCAGAGCATTATTAATAATGAACGATCCCAAATCATTTAGTTTGAAATCTTCTGAAACGTGGTCAATGAGATTTGAAGGATTAATACCGTAATCTCTTGCAATAGTAAGTATCTCATTAGCGAAAACTTTAGCACGTTCTTGTGAGAAGCCTTTTCTAACAAGCTGTGCTGTTAAAATATCAATGTTCATCTAATGCCCCTCGTCAAGTTTTTTAAGTTTTGTATATTATTTTGTGTATTAGTACGTGATGTTTGATTGAACTGTAACCCTGCTTTATCTAAATCCTTATCTCCAAAGTCAGGAGTAGATGAAGTTGGTTGCGAAACCGGTCTACTAGATATAGTAGTTGTTTTTAAACCCTCTGCTGGAACACCAAGTCTCGTAGAACGTATAAGACTATCTCTAACATAGTCACCTGCTACACCGAATTTACTTTGTGATGTTCTACCTAAGTTTGTTAGAGTACCTATACCTGTGTTTCCTAGTATACCACGAGCAACACCGTTTGTAATGTTATCCATGTTTATACTTCTACCATTTAAGAATGATGTTATAAGTTCATTTGTTACTAGATTTGCTAAGTCTATTGATGTAAATCTATCTGTTCCACCAGCTTGTGTTCTAGCTGTTGGGAAATCAGCAACATTTGGGTATAATATATCACTACTATATGGTGTATTACTCGTATCACTTCTTTTAAAGTTAGTAAGAGCCTCTGCTTTCATTGGCATAGTGTTTCGTCTTTGTTCTAAAAACGCTTCTAATGCTTCTTGTCTCTCACCAGGTGTAGAAGCAGAATCACTTTCTAAATATTTCAATCTGCTACTTAACTTTTTAAGTTCCTGTAGCTGTTGCTTTGCTGTATTGTCATTATCAATAGCACCAGTTATATCTGTTACATTTTTATTAACTAATCCCTGTAATTGATTGTCAAACTTTAAGTTCAAAGTTTCCCTTAATTTTTCTGTAACAAATTGACTGTTGTCCGTATTTAAATCTTGTATAATATATTCAAGACCCTGACTCATCCATTCCGGAACAGCAGGATTTTCAGTAGGTGTACCAAATATAACATTTTCTGGTTGTAGGGAAATATCAATTGTTCTTAGACTACTATCACTGTAATCACTTCCACTAAAACTAATGTTTGTAACTAGTGGATTCACTAAATCTATTTTTTGTACAGTTCCTTGCCCACCAGCATCTAAATTACCAAAGAAATGATATACTGATACTTTCTCAAAACTTCTATAAAACCCACTTTCTTCTGAATTAGATGGAAATTTTCTTCCAGAGTTTATTTGTGTTATTGTCGCCCTAATATTATCAGCATCAGCAGACAGTTCTGCATTTGAAAAGAAATTTTTATATATTTCTCCCGCAAATGTAAAACCGCTGCCGTCTACTTTGTCATAAAACTGTATTGTGACTTCACTGAAGTTCACATATGTTGGAATGTGTACTCTTTTACCGTATTTGTCAACACTTACAGTTTCAGATGTAACATTAATTGGCGAAACAGCTTTGGCAAATTCTGATACGTTTGCTTTATTATCACCTGGTTTAGTGAATTCAATAAACCACATGTCTGACATTTTAGCTGCTTTGGTAACAGCAGGTCTTGTACCATCTGAATTGAAACCATAGGTTCCAAATCCGGCTTTATACCTTGCCTGATTACTGTCAGCTAAAATTGTACCAGGTTTGCGCTCTCTGTTAACTTTGGAAGCCATTAACTAGATCCTAACTATTATCCTAATAGACCAGAATCGTTAGTGAATGTTTGACCTGGCATGATATCATCATCAGTAAAGATTGCGTTATCGTACTGTAATGTTAGTGCGATTGTTACTGGATCTGAAACTGCATAGTCTGATTGTGAATAGTCAACGTTTTGTACAAAACAGCCTTCTAATTGCCACTGTTCAATTGGGTCACCTGTGTTACCGTTTAGTGTTTCGATAAGTGTAGAGAACTTGTAGTTTGTTCCTGATAGAGGACCTGTTTGATTTTTGTGATCTAACTGTGATTGTACTTGACGACCTACTAGTTTTGTTAATGAGTTAGCAACATCATCACGTAGTGTGATTGTGATTGGTTCCCATGTGTGTTTACCCATCATAAACATACGTGAATTATATGAGTCTACTGGGATTGTTTCGTGTGTTACTTTCGGACGAGTTACATTCATAACTTGTCTTGTAAATTCTTGTGTTGGTGTTGATAGCCCACCGAATCCTGCTACTTGAACACGGAAACGATAGTTAAGTTTTGGCTGAAGAATACCTGAGCCGGTTACTGCATCACCACTGTCTAATGGTACACCAAAGTTACTTAATGTTCTTGCCATAATTATGTCTCCTAATATATAGTTTGCAAACTATTGTAATTATACAAGTATTTATCAGGTGTGTTATCAATTAAAGTTGTAGTTAATAAAAAACCCCGCTTTTGCGGGGTTTCTTGTGTTTAATTGTCTTTGAACTAAATTATAGTTCTTCTCCTGTGTTACGAATACGTAGTGGGATGTAGATAAATTCAACTGATTTAACTGGCTGAATTGCGATATCTACCCATAGTTCGTTTCTGTCGATACGTGCTGGTGTGTTGTTTGATTCATCACAAACTACCAAGAAGTCATATAGACCACGTTCTGAAACTAGACCACCACAGAAACGCTCTACTGCGTCACGGATGTTGTCACGTGTGATTTTGTCATTCTGTTCGAATAAGAAACCACGTGATAGTTGATCCAGATTGTAGCGCATGTAGTTTACTAGTCTTGCTACGTTGATACGATCCATTGCTGAAGCAAATGACTGCATTGTTTTCTGACCAAATACTACTAAGCCCGTGCCAGGCATATCTGCGATTGGGTTCATACGGTTCATATACATAATATCACGCTGACCTTCTGTTAGTCTAACTCTTACAAATTCATCTTCGTCATTTACATAACCAACTTGTGATGCGTTTGAAACAACACCACGTGTCAGACCCGCTGGTGCAAACCATGGGAATGATACTTGGTCTGAGAATGCGATTGTGCGTAGAGCAATTGATGACGCTGGCATAACAACATCGTTACCTGATAAGTCTGTTGATAGACCATGTGGGTAATAAACACCCGCATAAGCATCTGCAACTGTATTATCGTCTGCCCATGCTTTGATTGCTGTGGTTGTACCTTCTAGTCTTAGTGGTGTATCACCAACGACAAATGCGATTTCTTTTTTGTCTTTGTTTAGTCCTAGCATTTCATCCATCATTTCAGGATAACCTGGAGCTGCGATTAGATTGAAGAATACTGCTTCAGCACGAATTCCTTCGTTAGATGCTAGTGCACCCTGCATTGCTTCTACAACCATATGACGTTGTGCGTTTGGACCGAACTTACCGGCACCGTCCAACTCTGTACCTGATACCCATTCCCAAGCACCATCTGTATAACGTTTTACGTTATATGTTGAATAG